GAGGTTCTCTGCTGCCCATTGGACAAGGTTGGAATACGCTGCTTCACCACCAACACTATTCTGAATGAAGTTCACCTCACGTTCAGAGAGGTCAGTAACCTGTGCTACTTCCTGTTGAGGTTGGTTATCTTGTAGTGCTAGATATGCTTCTACCAGATCACGGCTAGACATCTGAGAGAACTGCTCAAGAGTCTCCTCACTGAGCTGACCACCATTCTGGTAGTACTCATTAGATGCCTCTTGAATCAACTGAGCACCAGCAGGAAGTTCAATCTCCTCCTCCTCTGTCTCTTCCTCTTCAGCTACTTGTTCTGGTTCTTCATCTCGTTGACCAAGCTTCTTCTGCAGCTCTAAGTATGCTTGCTCAAGCTCTGCTGCATCTCGGTACTTACCAGCAAGAAGCTCTTGGTTTTCTTGAGCAAGTTGTTCACCAACCTCTAGTGATTCTAGTTCATCAGGTGTAAACTCTTCATCACCAGATTCAGTTGGATCAATCGTTATCAGGTTTGCCATAGGTGGTTTCAACAGTTAGTTTTCCAAGGCCTACAGTCGTTACTGCATCCTTACATTTCGGAGGTCCAATACGACGCTTCCTCGCGTACTTGTTTTCAGTACCTGAAGTATCAGGTTTACTCACTGGGGGGAGCGGGGGCTTGGCTACCTTCTGTGGGCGGGTTGGTTTGTTGTCCATTAGGGTTCTTAGATGGGTCGAACATAGGAGCACGGACTAGTTGTCCTGCTTGATCAACAAGGGATTGTTGTGCTTGACGCTGCATCTGTTGTGCTTGATCCTGTTGGATCTGTTCCATACCTTTAACAAGGTTCAGAACATCAATACCTTGAGCAGCAGCCAGACGTTTGATAGCTTCGGTGGGATCGATGTACTTCATCAACGCCTCAGGTCCAAGTGTTTGAGCTATGAGAGTGATGAATTGTGTGAGTGACTCACGATCCTGACCACGACCAAGTGCATTAACACCAGCCACGATCTGAGGACGGACAAGATCTTTAGGGATCTTAGGTAGCTCATTGTCTCGTTGGAGAACAAGGAGTACACGGTTTAGATAAGGCACTAGGAACTCAACAGTCAACAGTGAGAAGAGACCTCCCAGCTGTTGCTCTAGTTCCATCTGTGTAAGACGCACTTCTTCTGCAGTAGTACGTTCAGATTGCCTTACATTAAGAACAAGGAATGCTTCAGCAAGACGACGTTCAATCGTACTTGCCATCTCAGCAGCAGTACGGAAGTCAGCAGTCTTGCCTACCTGAATAACACCAATGTCATCAGGTCTTCCTTGAACGATTGCACCGTTGCCTGCAGCGGCTAGCGTGGCAGGTTTAGTGGTGCTTGAGGGTGATACTACGAAGACAACCTTAGCGGCTGCTGCAGAGCCTTCTACGAGTGCCTGAGAGAGACCTTCAAGAGACCGTAGATCTCCAAGGAACTCCTCAACTCGACCTCTACCATAGTCTTCACCATCTACAGTATTGAAACGTAGGACAAGCCACGGACTAGCATTTTTAGGAGCAGTGGATCGGCTGTTAGGAAGGATCTTATCGAGTGCTTCCTGATGCCAAACCCAGCGTCCATTCTCTAGTCGGACGTAGGTGTACACCTCAACGTCGTCATCATCTGCACCATCTTTATAACCATCATCTCCAGGTGCATTGGGATTAGGTTCAGGGAGCAGTTCACCTAGTACTTTACGTGAGATCAGTTCCTTGGTTACGATCTCTAGGACATTACCGTTGCCATCCCGATTGACCACGTAGCGGTTCAAAGGGAAGTGCTTCAGGCCATCCTTACCCATATAGATCAGAGCATTACCACTAACAATCAAATGCTTGACTGCTTGGTGGACAACAACTCGATCACTAGACCCATTGATGTGATCCATCACCATCCGTTCCATCTTAGAGAACGAAAGATCAAGTTCACTCCTGACTTGAGCAGGGATCTCAGTCCCTAGCTTATCATCACGGATCTGAAACTTAAAGAAGGTTGTTTGAGGAGGTAGCAATGCAAGCATCAACTTAGATGCGAGTGTGACTACTGACTTAGCACCCACTGATTGCCAGGGAGTGACTAACTTCTTCCAGTTACTATGGTTGGTATCATCCTGTACGAGATACGGCAGCGTCAGCTTTGAGCATTCAACTGCCGTGTCAAGGAACTGATTACGATTACTGGTGAGCTGCGTGTAGCGAGCACGAGCTTTCATTAACCTTGATTGAGACCTCCACGGCTACCCACATTCAATGGGATACGCAGTGAAGCTGTACCTTGTGAGAGAGTTCCTGCCTCTTCCTTACGACTCTCTCGTGTCTTAAGCATTGGCTGTGCATCTGGCTGTTGTACAGGTGCAGGTGCAGGCGGCGGAGGAGCAGGCGGCGGAGGTGGTTTAGGTGCTGGTGGGAGCGGCGGCGGGTCAGGTGGCTTAGGCGGTGATCCGAAACACATTAGTCTTCATCCAGTTTTTGTTTGATGTAGTCAATAACACTAGCTTGACCAGCTTTGTACATGATGTCTTCAATGCGGTCACTAGGAGTTGGAGTCCTGAATGAGAAGTGTGCTTCTAGTTCATTCAGGATCTCACCAAGTCTTTCGTTGTGAAGCTTAAGCGTACTGAGGGAGATTGGGGTTTGCATGTTCAAAGAAGGCGGGCATACGGGCTCGCTTGGTGTCAGAAAGCTCAGGTGCCTTACCCTCATACATCAGGCGATCGCTAGCATCCAGCCAAAATTTTTTGTCCAGATATTTGTTAGTGGACGATTTCAAAGGTGTCATAACCCAATTGATCGTTGCCTTCCTGAGCTTGTCGAGACTTGCAGATGGTTCGTATCCAAGTTCCCTGCAGACAAGAGAGTTTGCAGCCACATGGACTTGCTCATCTCGGCTAATGTCAGCGGATACGGTCCTGAGACCAGCGTCACCATTAAACCGAAACAGTGGGAGTAATACGAAGAACAATGCACGCTCGGCAACCAACGCTTTGACGACCGTGTGATCTGGATGCGAAAGCCACGCTTCTCGGATACGTTTAGCTTCTTTCTCGGCTTCAGGATCAACACCGAGAGCATTGGCGATGAAGTTGAGAGCCAAGTCGTGGTTCTCCTCGTCTTTAATGTTAGATCGGAGTAGGTCTTGTGATAGAACTGGAATTTCAGAAAGGGATGCTTCAATAAAGTCACCTACAGGTAGTTCCATATGACGCATAGCGAGAGCACGGAAGATCACTTCCTCCGCACCCTCTACAAGCTTGCCAGCTGTGGTCTGTACAGGAGACCACTTCCTTTTTCGACTTTGTAGTTTTTGATAAGGGTTCATTCGCCGCAATTACACTGTGGAGCAGGATCGTTAAGAATAGACTCCAGGTAATCGTCAACTTCAGCCTCATCAAGTGCAGCGTAGGCACTGGATTTGTCCTGAACGTCTCCCATCACCTGAAGTGAATAGTAAAGAGATGTTTGGGGGCTATCCAGCCACTCCTCAATGAATGCTTCGTCATAGGTGATCACATCAGACCAGCTATTGAACGAATACCCATGAAGAAGCCCAGTTCTATCTAGCAGAGATACGATGCCATCTGCCACTGCTTTATAATCATCCCAGCCAACTTCAGATGCGATCTCAACATGACCGTAATCGAAGCTCTGGACGCCAAAGGTACCGCTATCACGGTCTACTTGACGGGCAATGGGAGGTGCGATCTCAGGGCAGGTGGTGTACCCATTGAGATCTTTATATCGGTAGCTGCAGCTTGCAGTAGGTGCAATAGCAAACGCCCGATCCATGTTGTTCTGTCGGGCAACCTCTGCAGCAGCAATGATGCCTGCATTGATCTCAGCAGCCAAGATGTGAGCAGGTGTTTGCGCCATCTTGTTATTGCGTAGATCAGTGAGAGCTTCACCGAACTGCTTATAGGTCACTCCATGGTTGGCAAGACAATTTGCGAGACCCAATAATCCGAGACCGACTTGGCGATCTGTCTCCGAAGGGAGGTACTCTCCGCTAGCTCCAACATTTGTTTTGCCGTGAAGGACGCACAGCTGGGACATTCCGCTGACAAACGCACGTTGAATGTCATGGAGTTCACATCCCCCAAGATTGACATGTTGAAGTAGACAGGTTCCCCGTGAGGGCAGATAGACCTCCAAGCATACGTTTCCCCTGATTCGATTGCCATTCTTGTCTACCTTTGTTTTGTTGAGCCAGATGTCCCCTTTACGGATACCTTGGAGGAGAGCTTCTCGTACTTCTGGTGTAGTTTCTTCCCACCACAGCTTGTTAATGTTGACGCAACGCTTGACCCAAGGTAGATCAGCACGGTCAGCAGTAATAAACTCAAGGACATCAGGATGGTTAAGGTCCAGGTGTAGAACCACAGCCCCATTTTTGTAAACACCCCCACGCCTCAAGATTTCGTTGAGTGTGGAATAGATCTTTCCAAAGGATACTGGGCCGCTAGCCACAAGTCCCTTGCCATTTTCAGCGCCTTTGGGTCGGAGCTTGGATAGATGGACAGCCACGCCAGCTCCGTAGCGGAGAGCGTGGGAAACAAAACGCCATGAGGCTTCGATACCATTAGGTCCCTCCATTTCGTCTTCAACTACGAAGACAGTACAAGACACAGGCAGACGAGAGGTGGGGTCATCAATCCAAGATTGAACCCGTCCAGTCCGTGCAATAAGTTCAGCAGACATATCAAACAAGATCGCTAAGGTTTGGTGGTTGGTAGTTAGATGACTTCAGAACCTTCCCATCTTCTCGGAAGATCGGTTCACCATTGTCATCTAGTTTGGATAGGTTGGATTGATGAACACGATCTAGTGCTTCATCCAAATTCCATCCGAGGTTCTCTGCATATTGGTAGCAGACATAAACAAGATCAGCTAGCTCTTTCAGGCAGTCAGCAGCGTTAACAGTGAACCCCAGGAGTAGTTGGTTCTCAGCATCTAGGAACTCTTTGAACTCTTCAACGATCAAAGTCCGTTGCATAGTCCGTGAAGCTGGACTCGTACTGTTCTTGACCTGGAAACTTTTCCTGAATTCTTTTGCCTGTTGTTGCTTCGAGTTCATTCTGTAGGTAGTGGATGGCTTTCTTGAGATCGTCTACTTTGCTGTCTTTAAAGCCAGCTCTGCAGATATATTTGAGTGCATTACCAAGGTGGTAGTTCAGCCCTTGGTCTCGGATGAAGTTCCAAACTTCAACGTTCCCTCTTTTGTAGTAGGTGGGTCCTGTGAGGTTACTGTGGGCCATTTCTGTACTAGGTTAGATACTGTGTTAGTAAGTACAAAGTTTTGATGTTGGAGGGCCATGAAGATCGTGATGATGTCCTCCTTCCTTGTTTCTGGATTACGTAGAGCAGTTTCAATCTGAGCTAGTTTGAACTGCTGCTCCATCTTCAGCTCCAACACTGGTGCTGGGAGACCAAAGTCTTGGTTCTTGATTGGTGAAATCATAGTCTTCATACTGTAAGATCTTTGCAAGTCGTGCATTAAGTAGAGCAACGTCTTCAGAAAGATCCTTTGCAGCAAATGCTTCGACTACGGTTTGCCATGTGCAGCCATTGGCGTCTAGGAGAGCCTCTGCTCGCTTGATACCAATCCCAGGGATACCTGCATAGCCATCGGTCTGATCGCCTGCCATGGTCTGGATTAGGTGCCACCTACGGCCTTCTTCTGGGGTGATAGTCACCACACCAGTAGATAGGTCGAATAGGTCACCTGCTATTTGACGCATGTCTTTATCAGGTGAGCAAATGATGTGACCAGGCTCTTTGGTGGCATAAATACCAATAGCGTCGTCTGCCTCTAGCTTCGGCATGACAATGACTTGATACTCTTCCTTGAGTTTATTGATAACCCTTTTGTAGCCGCACGGTTTCTTGCGGTTTCGGTGTCCTTTATATTCTGGATCGATACTCTTACGAAAGTTGACAGAATCAGAAAAGAAAAGAATGCTGTCATCAAAACATCCAAGATCATTGGCGATGGATGCAAGCTCCCGCTCGACCATCCCGTATGCGTCTGAGAAGTTGGACGTGACGACAATGAGGTCTTCTCCAAAGTCAATTTCGGTTTCAGTTGCTGCACAGCTCTTATACACAATAAAATCTGCGTCGATGAGCAGACTCATTTACCTTGACCTCGCCGTTGTTTACGACCATGGTTAGGCAGGGAGCGAGTGCCTTGACCCTGGCGGGTGTGCTTGAACTTAGCTTTGGATTGGAATTCAACACGACCGAGTGCGGTCTTTGATTTAACAGCCATTTACTTTAGTGGATAGGTGGTATGCAGTAATTTTGTCTAACTCTTCTAATGCACGTCGGCCCAGGTTGCTCCGACTTTAGCTTCTGCGTCAATTCTGACCCGGAGTCCATAATACTCTCCAGCGAGTCTGGAACAGAATTCAAGGTGTTGCTTAAGAG